GCAGATCCAAGTGCGTTTACAGGAAGAAAAGAAATTGCCATTATGGGATATGGTAATGCTCCAACTATAACTGTAACACAAAATCAACCATTGGAAGCAAAAATATTAGGAATGGCTTTAGAGGTAAGTTTTTAAAATGGGTGGTGGAAATCCATATTTACAAATAGCATTGTTTGTCGGAGGACAAGTAATACAAGCCCGTGCTGCTAAAGGAGCAAGAGATGTAAGGATAGCACAAGCAGAAACAGCAAAACGACAATTAGAACAACAAAGAATCGAAATAGAAGAACAATCAAAACAAGATGACTTAGATTTAAGATTAGAAGAAGAAACAAATAAATCTAAAATTAGAGCAACATATGGAGCTATGGGAATTGCATATTCAGAATATGGATCAAGAGGAGCTTTAAAAACACATAATGAAAAAATGTATGATATTGATATGGGAGAAATTTTAGCAAGTAAAAGAAATAAATTAATTGAAAATCAATATAATATACATGGAACTGCATTACAAAAGAAAGCAGCTAGAGAACAATATATAGGAGAAATGGGTAGAATTATATCTGAAACAGGATCTACATTACTAAAACAATCAAAAACAAAAGAAGAAGGAAAAATCCAAAGATATCCTGATGAATATCCAGGTGGAGAGGTTCCTAGTACAGGACAAAGAATAAAATTTCCTTGGGAATATCCAGGAGGAACACCACCAATATTAGCTCCACAAAAAAAAGGAGTAACAAGATATAGAAGATAATTATGGCAGATGTAGATAAATATAGAAAAGATCGAATGACTAGATCAAGAACACTTCCTAGTGTTACAACACCTGGTTATGCTGAACTAGCACAGGCTTATGAAACACAAATACATTTTGGTAAAGCAGCAGGGAAAGCAGCATTAGATTGGAAAAAAATGGGAGATGATTCATATCTAGCTAAATTACAATTAGATGGAAGTAGAAAAGCAGTTGAGTTAATGACAAAACATAAACATGATCCAAAAGGTTTTGAAGAATCATGGAATACCTGGCAAATAGCTAGAGAACAAGTACAAGAAAATGAAAGACCTTTACTTGGTAATACACCAACTGCACTTTTAAATGAAATAGGAATAAATACTGGAAGTTTAATTTTTAAAAACCATCAGGATAAAATTTTTGAGGATAATAAAAAATTATTAAAACAAGGTTTTCAAGATACTGCTAGTAATATAGAACTATCTATTGCAAGAGGAGAATCAATAACACAATGGGGAGAACAATATAAACAATTATTATCAAGTATAAATAATTTAGAAAATACACCTTTTTTATTTCCTGCTGATATACAAACAGAAATAAGAAATCATACGGAATCTATTGTAACTTCTTTGGCAAGAAAATCTTTTGTATTAGATCATAAAAATTTTATTAATGATAAAGATTATAACAATTTATTTTCCGTAGATAGATTAGAAACAGTAACTAATACTTTTAAAAAATATCCTACTATGACTATCATTAATGAATTTAAAAAAGCTGGTGCTAGTGATGATGAATTAAAACTTATAAAGAGTATTATGGAAAGCCAACCATGGAGTACTAAAGAATTAGATAATATTGGATCAAGTGCATATAACCATGTAAAAAATGTTATTGATGAAAGCGATCAGGTTACAAAATATAATGCAAAATTAGAAAAGGAACAGCTTGATATGCAAGAAGCTAGATTAGCAATATTACTAAAAGATGGAAAAATTAGTATAAATGAATATATAGAAAAAAAAACTGAGATTATTAATGCAAGATTAACAGGAGGAAAAGGTATTGGTTCTATAAGCGAAACTAATGCAGGAATACAAAAATTAAATTATAGAAAAGAAGAACTTCATAAGTCATATATGACTGGAGAACCACTTGCTTGGTCAATAGCTAATCAAACAATATTACAAATGGATATACAAAACGATGGAGTAGTTTTTGATTCTATGCCAGAGTTTTTTGAATCTGTTACAAGTTATGATCCTAATACACAAACACATGCTCTTAATAATAGAGGACAAGCTATGTTAAAAAAAATAGAAAGTACAAGTTTGTTACCAATACAAATGAATACTTGGATTAGAGATATAGGAAATCAAAATTTATCAGCAACAAGTGCAACTCATATGGCTTTACTTGGAACTATAGTAGGACATGTTATTGAAAACAATGTTGCTACAACAAGTTGGTTTGATAAGTCAGATATTACAGAATCAATTAAACCTATTGCTAAATTATATACTAGAAAATTAGCAAATGCTTATAACCCAGTTACAAATACTTTTAATAAAGACCAATTAGAAAGTGTAGAAAGTTGGAGAGTACAAAAATTACAAAAAATGGCAGAACCTGGATATAAAGACAGATTAGCAGATGCTAAAAAAGAAGTTACAAAAGATCAAATAAAAACAATAGTAACTAATATGGAAAGATCAGATAGTAATATTTCTGATTGGATACATCATCAATATCATCGTGAAGGAAAATATATGCCAAATGCAATAGATGAATTAAAATCTAAAGAAACTTATGATGATTATATGGTTGATAGACCTGGAAGTATAATAAATAATCAAATACCAGATTTAGATGATGAATATTTAGGATTAATGAGAGCTGATAAATTTTCAGAATTACAACAAATTATAGAAGATAATATAGAATTTTTACTAGATGATGTAAATTTAACAAATGAAGATGATATCAAATCTGCATTAAATAGCGAAACATTTGCAACTAATCTTGGAAAATTATTAAAAGATGATTATGGATTAACTTTAAAACAAGCAGATTGGCATAGAAAAATTGTTAAACAAATAAAATTAGAAACAGGTAAAAACGAAAAATGGACTAAAGCCAGATATGATAAAAGATATGAAGAACTTAAAGAAAAATATCAATATGAAGGAACAGATCCAGGAATGGACACTAGATGGTTTGGTGGTTTGTTTGCTGATTATGAAGGTAATCTTGAATGGACTTTTAATGATGTCGAAGGTAAATTAAACAAACAAGCACAAACATATATAGATCCAAATTATGATTCAATAGAAGATGGTAAATGGTATACATTAGACATAGCTTTCCAATCTATGATTCCATTAACTAACGATGCTATAGTAGCTAAATTAAGATACGAAAAAGAAAATAAAGAAAAAAGTTTTAGACCAGGAGGTGGTTATTATTCTGATGAAGAAAGAGATGAGATTATAGATAAAGGTATTCCTACAAAAGATTTTAATACTCATTTTCAAGCTATGAAAAAAAATATAAAAACTAATATAGATGATCCAACAAATCCTTTATTCCCATTAATGTTACATCTTCAAGAGAGAATCAAAGTAGATAAAGTTAGTATTTATAGTGATAGTCTTAGACCTTATTATTACGATGAAAATAATATAAGAAAGATTGTGCCAGGGTTTACATCTCCTCAAGGTATATATAGACCAGATATTAAAAAGTCTTTTTATGCTGCTGGTACAAGAGTATTAAAAAATAGAGTATTAAATGGGCATAATGATATTGGTTTTGTTAGTAGTCAAATTAGCAAGATATTAGGAGTAGAAAAAATATCTTCTGTGTTACCAATGATTCCATCTATGCAATTAGTAAATATGTGGAATGATGATACTAAAAGAGCAGAATGGAAAGGATTTTTATTAGAACTAGCTACATCTATAGAAAAAAAATCTTTACTAGAACAACAATATTTTTACAAATCTCCAGCAGGAGTATTCCAAAAAAACTTTCTTCAATTAATATGGGGAGCAGAATATCCTAAAGAGTTTGGCAAAACACAAAGAGAAATGAAAACATATATAGAGGATATTTTTAAAGATCAATGGAAACATCTGAATTTAGAATAAAATATAAAGACGAACCAGCCAGAACACAAACTCCAAGAGTGGATGCAGCAAAAAGTATTGTTGCTCCATGGAGGAGTGGTTTTAAAGAAGATGTATGGATAGATGATTTAATACAATATGCTCTTCCTTCAAGTAGCAGAACATATGAAGAAGATCCATCTTATGATTGGAGAGAAGATAAAGATGTAGCAGGATTTGGTTCTATTTATTCAAGCATGTTTGAATTTGTTAAAAATAAACAACAAGCTTTAGATGTGAAAGAAGAAATAGAAACAGAATTAAGTAATGCTCAAAGTCCAGCATATACACTATTTAGAATATTAGGTATTGCAACAGATCCTTTAATTTGGACTGGTCCTAAAATAATTAAAGGTTTTTATGGAATGGATAAGTTAAGTAGATTAAAAAAAGCTGGAGCTATTGGTACAACATTTACTGGTTTAGAAACTATACAAGAAGGATTAAGACAAGCAGGAAGTGTAACACGACCAGCAGAATTATCATATATGACTATTGCTGGAGTAGGTGCAATCACAACAGTTATCGGTGGATTTGCAAGTAGAAGTATAAGACATAAAAATCTTGCTAATAATCCTAAATTAGTAAAAAGAATAGCTGAATACCATGATAGTCAAATGTCTAAAATGGAATCTAAACTAGATCCTGCTAGTAGATTTTTTAAAGTAAATGAAAAATCTAATTTAAGACCTTTACAAGTTCCTAAAGATATAGAAAAAACATTAAAAAATTATGATGTTTCCCTTAATGATATAAGATTTAGAGGTGCTGATAAAGGGATATATGCTCAATTTAATCCTAAAACATTAGAAATAACTTGGGATTCTAAAGCAATAAAACAAGCATGGAAAGATAATGAAATACAAAATAGAACTATTCCTGGAATTAAAAAAAAAGTAAAAAATTTATTTAGAAGTTGGCAAGAGTTTGCTCAATTTGTTGTTAGGCACGAAGTAGTACATGCAAGATTTCCTAGATTACCTAAAGAATCTAAAATAGCCCACGAAGCAAGAACAAATATACAAGCTTTAAAAGAATGGAATGAACAAACACCTATAGCTTGGACTTTTAATCCAGAAGGAAAAACACAAGCAATTCAAAATGAAAGACATAAAATGATTAATTGGTGGCAAGCCAATGCTAAAGAAGGAATTATACATTATGAAGGAAATGTTTTAGATCCATATAGACTAAAAATTTATGGAGAACCAACATTACAAAAATTAAAAAAATATATTAAAAGAAATCCTTATAAAGAAATTTCAAAAGAATTGCAATTATCTAAAACTGGAATAGGAATAGAATTATTACCTGATGCATTAAATAAAAGATTTTATAATTCTTTATCTATTAATGCAAGATTAGCATCTCAAATTTTAGATCAACCTGCATATTTAGAAATGGGAAAATTAGGAAAAACTTTAGGTTTGTCAGGAGAACGATGGGGTGCTAAGTGGAAAGGATATGCTATTTTTAATTATTCAGAACAAGAAGAATTTTATAGAACATATAAAACAAGAATGAATATTGAAAGAGGACAATCTGCAGAAAAAGCTGGATATCCAACTTGGAAATTAATGGTAAGAAGGCAGGGTATTGATCCTACAACAAAGAAAGAATTATCTATGAGTGAGTTTCTATCTAGAGCTACCTTGTATAGAAATCCAAGAATGGTAGGACCTTATGATCCTACAATATATAATAAAAAAAAAATTCCAGAAATTATTGGAGCATCTAAAAAACAAACCCCATTTTATCAATGGGCTGATGATCAACTTAATGCAGAAGGAACATATGTTGCTTTTGCAACAACAATGATAAGAAAAATTGAACATGCTATTTATAGAGCACAAAAAACTGGTGGTCCAGTTGCTTTTAATTCTTCTGGAAAAGAAATGAATTTAAAAAGATTACAAGGAGAATTAGCAAAATGGAGAGATGTTAAAAGATTACGAGAAACAAAAAGATTTAATGCAACAACATATTTTCCTTTAGTAAAAAATCAAGGATTAATTAAAACTGAAAAAGAAGAATTTATTTCTCTTATACAACAGCCAACTAAAGACAGATCTGAAGGATTAACACAAATACTAGCATTAAAAGAATATGAAAAAATTCAAAAAATAAATTATTTTAAACCAATGGATGGAGATGCAGTTGGATGGGCATCATCATTACATAGAAGAGAAAGTGCAATAGATTGGTTAGATCCAAAACTTTCAAAATATTTAATAACAGATCCAAAAAGATTACAGCTTTATTATGCAAAAAGTATGGGTGCAGATTTTTGGCTTGGTAATTTTAATAGACAATTTGCAAGCAAAAGACAAGTGGCATTACATGGAGCTAAAGGAAGATTAACTAAAGAACAATTAAAAGAACATCATACTGATAATTCTTTAAGAGATTTATTACAATTAGTAAATGATGATTATGTAAATGCTATAAAACAGTTAGGTGGAAGATTATCAGCAAATCCTTATAATTATCAATTTAAAATAGAACCATTATTAAGATCACCAGTTGTAGCAAAATCTGCTTCTTTGAAAACTCAAATTAAATTTACTAAACCTAAAGATCCAAATTTATTTTGGGGCAAACCAAAACAATATAAAGGAACAGATATGGAAGGAGTAACTTCAGGAAGTAAAGAACCTGATTTAATTGATGTATCAAAAAATAATAAAAATTATTTACAAATAAAAGAAATATTAAAAGAAAGAACAAGAGTTTTATCTGATATAAGAGCAGCAAGAGATTTACTTAGGGGAACATATGGATTATCTGATAATCCAACAGGAGTTAAATCAACAATAATAAGATCTTTTAAAAGTTTTAACACATTAACAATGTTACAGGGATTCCAATCAGCATATCCAGATTTAGGAAGGATTGCATATTTTAATGGATTAAGAAATTCTTTCGGTGGACAATTGCAACAACTTACAGAAGATTTAGTTGAATGGAAAAAGATGGCTAAAGTATCCAGAAAAAATGCGATGATGTGGGAAGAAGGAGTAGACTTATTTGTTGCAACAAGAGCAAGAGCTATGGCTGACTTAAATGAATTTACTAGTTTTGCACATAAATCAGAAAGAGTATTAGATACAATAACTACATTAAATTTTACTTTTGTTAATGCTATGTCTACTTGGAATACAATAATGAAAGAAATAGCAGGAATGTCCTGGCAAACAACAGTAATACCTATTTTAAAACAATGGGGAAAAACAGGAGAAATATCTCAATTATGGAGAAGAAGATTTGCAAGAGCAGGATTAGCAACTGAAGGAGAAACATCAAAAGTAACTATGGATATAGTTAGAGAATTAAATAAAGCAGAAGGAGTAATGAAAGGTAAAATATTACGAATAGCTAATACAGATAACTGGACAAACAAAAAAGCAATAGATGCTTTTAATGGAGCTATGTCGCATGATATTCCTATTCAAATAGTTACACCAGGTAAAGGAGATGTCGCATTATGGACTAATACAGAATATGGTGGATTAATAGCACAATTTAAAAAGTTTACCCAAGCTGCAACAAACAGAGTTTTAATGGCAGGACTGCAAGAAGGACCAAAACAATTTGCTTTACAAATGGCATACATGATTCCACTCGGAATGTTTGTAGATTATATGAGAACTGAACATGCATTTGGACATGACTGGAGTAAAAAACCTTTCCTTGCAAAACTATATGATGGAATAGAAAGATCAGCTTTGCTTGGATATTTTACAGATGTTGATAGAACAATAATGGCATGGTCA